ACCGCAACCTACCAGAACTCCTGATACTTTACATAGTCGTCAGTTCGCTACTTTACTTGACTTAATATCAGAAGGAGAGATAGAAGGTTTTGCCACTGCCTCTAAAGCAGGATTAACAAAAGGTACAACTGCATATAATAATGCTGCCTTAAAAGATATATTTCTGAATAATACAGCCATATTGCAATCCAGTGCCAGTAATACAAGTCCTGTCAGCACTGACTTTAATTTTCAGGATGTAAGTTTTACTCCCAGATTTGGAACGTCAAATCAAGAACATATCAGTGGCATAGAAAGTAGTCAGTCAATAAATCCTGTAGGTGTAACTGTAACAAACTCTTCTCCAGTAACCAGAACAATAACCAATTCTGATATTGATGCTGTAAAGGTGACAGTAACTTTTCCTCAGATACAGGTTGCTACTGATGCTGGAGATTTACTTGGTAGTTCTGTTAATCTTCAAATTCAAATTCAATATAACGGTGGTGGATTCACAACTTTAATAGATGACACCGTTACTGGTCGTACTGCTGATGCTTACCAAAAAGAATATCGTGTAAATCTTACTGGTTCTTTTCCTGTTGATGTAAAGGTTGTAAGAGTAACTGCTGATGCCACTTCTGCCAGCACTGTAAATACTTTTCAATTTACAAGTTTTACTGAAATTATTGATGATAAACAGACTTATTTAAACAGTGCATATACGTCATTAAGGCTTGATTCTCAACAATTCAGTTCAATTCCATCAAGAAAATATCGTATCAGAGGAATAAAGGTAAGGATTCCAGGTGCAGGTGCTAGTAGTTCGGGGACTCCAACAGTCGATAGTACAACTGGTCGTATTGTTTATCCCGATGGTTATATTTTTAATGGAGTTATGGGTGCAGCTACATGGTGCTCATGCCCTTCGATGGTACTTCTTGATCTTCTGACAGATACTCGCTATGGATTTGGAGATCATATAACAGATAGTTCTCTTGATCTATTCTCTTTTGTTACTGCAAGTAAATTTGCTAATACTTTGGTTGATGATGGATTTGGAGGGCAGGAAGCCAGATTCAGTTGTAATGTAAATATTCAAAACAGCAACGAAGCTTTTGATCTTATAAATGAACTTGCAGGGGTTATGCGTTGCGTTCCTATATGGTCTGCTGGATCAATAGAACTTGCACAGGATAGTCCAAAGGACAGTTCTTATCTATTCAGTCTTGCCAATGTTACTGAAGCTGGATTTAATTATTCTGGTAGTAGTCTCAAAGCAAGACATAGTGTTGTTTCTGTCTCTTACTTCAATATGGATTCACAGGAGGTGGATTTTGAGGTCGTAGAAGATAGTTCACTAATAACAAAGATAGGCACAGTTGTTAAACAGGTAAAAGCATTTGCGTGTACCTCAAGAGGACAGGCTGCCAGATTGGGTCGTGCAATACTCTTCAGTGAAAATAATGAGTCTGAGACAGTCACATTTACAACCTCAATTGATAGCGGTGCTGTATGCAGACCTGGAAGTGTCATTGAAATAAACGATCCAGTAAGAGCAGGGATAAGAAGATCAGGAAGATTAAAAGCTGTTGCATCTACAACTGTGATGACGGTTGATGATACCTCTGCGACTGATTTACCGACAACAAACAGCCCAAAACTTTCTGTCATCCTTCCTGATGGAACGATTGAAACTAAGGATATAAGTGGTATTTCAAATGGTGTTGTAACGGTGTCAAGTGCTTTTTCTCAGACACCGAATGTAAATACTGTGTGGATGATCTCTAACACCACTGTCTCATCACAGCTATTCAGAGTAATAAATGTAGAAGAACAGGATGGTATTAATTATGTAATCACTGCCTTGTCTTATAAGGCTGGTAAATACAGTTTTATTGAAGATGGTTCTTCTCTTGCCACTAGAACTGTCTCACTATTAACAGAACTTAAGAATCCTCCTTCTGGTTTACAGGTAGAGGAAAAAATTGTTGCTATTAATAACAATGCAGTTTCTAAGTTAATTGTAAGTTGGCAGCCAGTGACAGGTGTTACTCAGTATCAAGTGAACTATAGATTTAATAATGGTAACTATGTGTCAACAACAGTTTCATCTCCTGACTTTGAAATTTTCAATACATCTGTTGGAACGTATGAGATACAGGTATTTAGTTATAACGCTCAATTAGAATTAAGTGCCACTTCCACTAATACGACATTTGAGGCCGTTGGTAAGACAGATCCTCCTGCTGATATTACAGGTTTGACTTTTGAACCTATTACAGATAAGTTGATGAGATTAAGATGGAATCTTCCTAGTGATGTTGATGTAATTCATGGTGGTCGTATTTATGTAAGACATACACCTGTATCAGATGGTACTGGTACATTTTCAAATGCTACAGACTTAATTCAAGCTTTGGCAGGTAATACAACTTCTGCGGAAATTCCTATTTTAGAAGGTGAGGTGATACTGAAAGCACAGGATGATGGAGGACGTTTCAGTGTTGGAGAGACAAGTGTAATTATTGATCTCCCAGAAGCACAACCTTCATTGATTACTCAGACAAGAAGAGAAGATCAGGATAGTCCTAAGTTCCAGGGAACAAAAACTAATATTGGTTTTGATCCTGTCAGTAATTCTATAAACCTAAGTGGTACAGGTGTTTTTGATGATATAACTGATTTTGATGCAGAAGCAAGTCTTGATGATTTAGGTGGTGTAAGTTCTATTGGAAATTATGACTTTGGTGGAACTGCTGGTGGTACTACTTTAGATTTGGGAGGTGTTTTTGCTCTTGATCTTAAAAAACACGTTAAATCACAGGCAATATATCCTAATGATCTGATTGACAGTAGAGGATTAATAGATGATTTACAGGATTTTGATGGTACTGCCTCTGTTGATGTGAACGCAGATATGCTTGTGAGAGTAACAACAGATGATCCCAGTTCTGGTTCACCAACTTATACAGATTTTCAGAAATTTGCAAATGGAACATATAGAGGAAGGGGATTTCAATTCAGAGCAAACCTTACATCAAATGATCCAGCACAGGATATACAAGTTACTGAATTAGGTTATACTGCCAGTTTACAAAGAAGAACAGAACAAAGTGCAACAGCTATTGCCTCTGGAGCAGGTGCTAAGAGTGTTACCTTTGATCATCCTTTCTTCGTGGGAACTAGCAGTTTATTAGGTGCAAATTCACACTTACCGTCTGTTGGGATAACAGCTTTGAATATGTCATCTGGAGATATTTTTGAATTAAGTAATATTAGTTCAACAGGTTTTACTGTTCATTTTAAAAACAGTTCTGGAAGTTCAATAAATCGAAACTTTAACTTTACTGCTGTTGGGTTTGGTAAAGGTGGTTAAAACAGATATACTAAGAAAAATTACTGTTTTTTAAATGGCAAGAGTTGATAATACGGGAGGATCAGGTTTTACCGTTGATAATGGTACAGGTCTTGTCGTCCGTACTAAATTAAATCAGGTAATTGCTGCATTAAGTACCTTAAATCAAGGTTCTGGTGAAATGTCTGTAGGTGTTGCAGCTTACGTTCCACATATTGATGGTAATACATTAAAAATTAGAAATGCTGCTAATAATGCTTTTGTAAGTTTAGGTGATGTAAGCCTTGCAAACTTGGGTCATGCTTCATTATCTGTTGCAAATACTTTTACTGCCAGAGCAACATTCAGTGTTACTTCCTCGATCACATTACCTAGTGGAACGACAGCACAGAGAGATGGAAGCCCTGCTGTTGGAATGATACGTCATAATAGTGAGACTAATACCTTTGAAGGATATAACAACGGTGCTTGGGGTTCATTAAGTGGTGCGAGTGGAATATCAAACGTAGTTGACGACACTTCTCCGCAACTCGGAGGGAATTTAGATGTACAAACGAGAGAGATAAATACATCTACAACAAACGGAAATATAAAAGTAACACCAAACGGTACAGGATTATTTGAAGTCAAAGGAAACACAAACGCTGGAACACTACAGCTTAATTGTGAATCAAACAGTCATGGAGTAAAACTTAAATCCCCTGCCCATAGTGCTGGTCAATCCTTTACTTTAATTTTGCCAGATAACCAAATTGCTGCTGATAAAATTTTAAAGGTTAAGAGTATTAGTGGATCTGGTGCAAC